CGACAGCTACTACAACAGCTGTTGACTTTGGTTCATCAACAACATTTGGTGGACAAGCCTTTCTACATTGCACAGCTGACAGCTCTGCCAACATTGCAGTAAAATTGCAATCTAGTGCAGACAACTCATCGTTTGCTGATGTGACCGCAGGAAGTTTCACAGCTATAACTGGAACAACATCAGAAAGAATTGCTCCAACTGGCACTATCAATAGATATGTCAGATTGGTCATCACTGTCACAGGTGGTTCAGCAACCTTTCAAGTTTCGTTTAGCCCAAACAAGAAGTAATCAAAATATATTAGGAGAAAATAATGGCATTCATTGCAGGAAAAGATTCAGCAATAACAATCGATGGCACAGCTCTCACTAGCTATGTGGATTCAATGTCTCTCAGTCGTGATGTTAATACATTAACTGTCACATCATTTGGAGATGATAACGAAGCCTACATCGCTTCAGTAGCTGGATTCAATATGGACATAAGTGGTTCATTTGATAGCACAGCTGATGCAGCTATCGCTGGAATGTTTGATGGTGCTTCAGTCGCTTTTGACTTTAGACCAAATGACACTTCAGGACTACCTAAATACACAGGCAATGCACTTATCACTAACTACACAATTGACAGCTCAGCTTCAGACAAAGTCTCATTCTCAGCTTCATTGTTAGTAACTGGTGCGCTCACAAGAGCAACAATTAGCTAGTGTCAAAGAGGTCAAGACTAAAAAATCAAATAGAAGGACTGGAAGCCGCAATAGAGGTTGTCGGTGTGGATATTGATTATCAAATCAAGCTTATTAGCCAATTAGGCAAGGAAGCAATTGACCTCTATAAACAATTCAATCAGAACTTCGGTCAAATTGTAGTTAGCGATATAAAAGCAAAGCTACCAAAAGACTCAGGTGCATTAGCTGGTTCTGTTCGTTCAGCAAGAATGAAACAAGGAGTTATTATCCGAGTTGGAACTCCAGCAAAGCATCCTTATGCAAGACTGGTTGAATTTGGTGGATACAATCCCTTTGGGACAACTATTAGAAAATCTGTAGGAACTAAAAGATTTGGGGCAACAGCAACTCTAAGAGTTAGAAATCCACTCAAAAAGAAGTTATGGAAACCACAGAAAAGAGAAGGGTATTTTATTTATCCTGTTGTTTCAGACAGACTTCCTGAACTTCAAAAAGAATATATAAAGCAATTAGATAGATTAGTTGAAAGTATGTATGGCAAAGCCCAAGCTACTCCGCTAGCTCATCTAAAACCAAATCCAAACAGTTAGAGGACACAATGGAAGAAAATAACGAATACCCAGTAATTGTTATTGGGGACAAACAATATCTGATGGATTATTCAGATATCACTGGACTTGAGTGGAAGGAAGTCAAAAAACTGACGAAGCTCGGTGCAATGGAGGCAATAGGACAAGCGTCAATGCTTGATATGGAAGTTCTTGGTGCAATAGTATTTGTCATCGCTAAACGAGAAGATAAAACTATCAAATTCAATGACATCTTAGGTCAGCTGAATATAAATTCAGTAAAAACTCAAGACGAACTAGATGAAGACATCCCAAAAGCCTAAGGGCAGAATGGCGAAAAAGTCTTCCTGCCCTAACTCATTTCTATGGCATCAAACCATATGAGTTAGAACTATATAGTTTTGGAGAACTCCAAGAATACTCAGAACAATTATCAAATTTCATAAGGATGAGAAACAATGGCTAAAAGACAACCAATACAACTAGGCATAGTTCTTAACACTAAAGCTCTAAAAGCAGGTATAAAGTCTGCTCAGAAGCAGATTAGTAAACTAAGCACTGTTGGCTCTGTAGCCAGTAAAGGTATGAAGGGTCTCGGCGTAGGAATGAAAGTTGCCTCAAAAGGTGCTTTGGTTCTAGGTGCTGGAGCAGCAGCAGCTGGTGTCAACCTTCTAAAATTAGGTTCTGATGCTGATGAAAGTGCAAACGCTTTTTCAGTCACATTCAAAGAAGCAGAAAAATCCTTAGGTTCATTTGTTGATGACTTTGCTAACAAAGCAGGTTTCACAACTTCTGAACTACAACAACTTTTATCGTTCACTGGTGGTGTCACAAACGCTATGGGTGCAACCGCTGATGAGTCAGCCGAGTTATCAAAGACAGTCGCAGTTCTTGCTGGAGACATAGGTTCTTTGAAAAACATTCCAGCTGAACAAGCTGTTAGAGCTATGACATCAGCGTTGACAGGCGAAAGAGAATCTCTAAAGTCTTTAGGCATCATCATCAAGGAAACTGATGTTCAGCAAAAAGCTATGGAGATGACTAACAAGTCTTCTGTCAAAGAACTCACAAACTTAGAAAAAGCTCAAGCAACAGTTGCATTAATAACAGAACAATCCTCTGATGCTATTGGCGATTTAGATAATACCTCTGATGGATTTGCTAACACAACAAGAAGACTGAAAGCAGAACTACGACAAACAGGTTTGGAAATGGGACAAGAACTCCTTCCTGCTGTTTCAGGTGTGTTGCCTTTATTGTCAAAGCTAGCACAAGACATTTTGCCTTTAGTGACAGATGCTTTTGCAAAAGGTGTCGTTGCTGTTCAAGAGTTCTTAGATAAGTTTGGCGATGATATTCTCAAAGGACTAAAAACATCATTCCAACTATTTCAGGACTTGGGAACAATCTTTTTTGATATGGTTGGAAAGTTTATCAAGTTCATACAAAGCTCTGAAATATTATCAGGTATCTTTGAAAAACTAGGTGGCGAGACAGCTGGTCTAATGGACAAGATTCACGATTATGCAGAATCTATTCGTGATGCAAATGATGCTGAAAAAGCACAAGCAAAACAAATGGCTAATCTAAATGATTCATATTCATTAATGCAAAATGTTTATTCAGGCAATATGGATGCAGTTAATGAACTCACTGGTGCTACTGAAGATTTGACTGACGAACAAGAAGATAATACAGACGCTGTTGAAGAACAAGCTGAGACATATGAGATGTCTGCATTAGAGTTTAACAAATACACAGATGCTATGGGTTCAGCTCTTAGTGCTATCAAAACATTGACTGGTCTTCAGGAAAAAGGAAAGCGTGAAGAAGAGCGTTTAGAAGAAGCTACTGGCGAACTTGAAGAAGCAAATATTCAAGTTGCTCACTCTCAAGCAAAACTTGCAGCTGCACAAGAATTAGCGACATCACTTCAAAAAGATGGGACTGAGGTCACAGCTGAAGAAGAATTAGCAATTATAAATCTAAGAGATTCTATTGATGAGTTAACAGAGGCTCAAGATGGTTCTCGCAAAATGGAACTTGAGTTAGCTTTAGCTAAACAAGAACTCAATGAACTTATAGAAGAATCGACTGAGCAGTCCGATACATACTTTGATGCAGTTAAGGATGTTCAAAAGGCTGAAGAAGACCTAAAAGATGCTATTGAGGAACAAAAGACAGCTCGTGAAGAACAGATTCAAGCAAAGATAGACTTATCTGAAGCAACTAAGATATCTGCTGAAAATATTCTTCAAGAAGCTTCTGCTATACAAAAACTAGAGCAAGCCTTTGGAGAATTTAGTGGTGGAACATTCCAAGAAACCTTAGAGAAACTTTCTGAGATAACTGGCAGAAAGATTGCAGAAATACAGGCTGCTTTTGCAAATGCTGGTTTAACTGGTGCAGATTTTACTGTTCCTCCTCCATCAAGCTCAGATAGTTCAGATTCTGACTCTGATTCTGATTCTGATAATGATGGAAGTCCACCTCCAGTTGTTGAACCACCTCCAACATTGGGAGATTTAGATGGAAATGAAAGTTCTTCTGGTGGTAACAAAGTTCAACCTGTCAAGATATTCACAACATTGAATATTAGTGGAGAAAGATTTGAGACTGTGACGCAGGATGCGATTATCAATCTGCAAAAGCAAGGTAAGAGAATTCTAATATGAGTGTTGCTTTCAACTCAGATATCACACTCACAGTTGAAATTGCATTTGATTCTAATCCACTTGATGCAAGTCAGACTTATACAGATGTTAGTGCTTATGCAAGAAGCATTGAAACTAATCGTGGAAGACAACACGCCTTAGATGAATTTCAAACAGGTACCT